TATTATTGTAATGTAAAAAGACTTGAATACATTCTTCTCCTGTAAACTTCTTTCTCCAATGCTCTAAATCGCAGCCTCTATAGATTAACATGTCACCCGGTTTTAAAGTTATCTTAACACCTTTTTTACCTTCTTTTCCAGATGGCTCAAGATATATAGGCCAATCATCACCTCCAAGATTCATAGTGGTAGATATCTCACAACTAAATCTATCTTTATGTCTTTTTAATTCGTGGCCTTTTTTATATACTCTTGTGTAGGTATAAGCAGGATAAAGTTTTAAGTTTGTTGTTTTTTCCATAATTGGTTGGCATTTAAGTAGTAAAGTCTCCATCGCTACATCTGCATACGCAGCATAAGAACCTGGAACCTGAAGAGTAGGACCTTCATAGTATCCAAACATTCTTTCAAAAGGAGATATGTATCTTGCTCTTAAACAAGTGTCATAAACTTGTTTTTTCATTGCAAGATAGTTAGCCAAAAAAGTAGCTAAATCTTTTGATATTGCTTTACGAACAACCACGTATTTATCTTTTTTAAAACTATTATGCATGTTTAATAATTCTTGAATTTAAAACTACATTTCCAGATATACTTACTCTAGTTTTATTAGAAGTATAAAAAGGGTATACTTGATGTGGTCTATTAGCTGTAAAAAATAACATAGTTCCCTCATCGTCTGGACTTAAATGACAATCATAAGTACACATTCTACCTAAAGAATTAATATAAAACATTTGAAAGGTATTTGGATAAGCACAATTAGCATGTTTAACAAAAGGTAGTTTCTTTTCTTTTTCATAGTCAGCGGGTATCTTCATCCAAACTACAAAAGAAAAAAGACCTGAGTGAGTATGAAAAGGATTAAATTCGTATTTCTTTTGAAAGTTTACCCACATGCTTTCCAGTTTAAATGGAAGATTTTCATTTAAAGTATTTGGAATAATCCAACCATTTTTAGGACAACTATCTAAATACTCTTGAATACAAGGTAGTAATTCATTTTCAAAAAACCAATCATTTTTATCTATTAAAAGTGTCGAGTCATGTATTTGCCCAACTAAATGTTTATTCCATTTTTCTTTTTTAGTTTTAATATAACTATTTAATTTATCTAAACTTTCTTTTGAAAGTTTTTTTCGTATTACACCTAAGTTATCAAAATTAACTGCGGTCATAATTTTTTAACTCCTTTAATTACATTACAATTTATAACGCATCTAATTTTTTTTGTAGGTTGTTCAGCTGTGTGCCACAATGAACCAGGAAATACAACTAATCTACCTTGTTTAGGTTTTATTTTTTTATATTTTTTAAACTTACTATCTAAATATATAATAGTACACGCTTCATTATTAGTTACATAGTAAAGAAAAACATCGTGATCGTTTTCACTATCTATGTGAGGAGTATCTAGTTTTTTTGATTTTATATTTAATGGAAACTGTAAAAAAGATCTAACCTCACTAAGAACTACTTTGTTAAGTTTTAATTTTTTAATTACATTTTTAATGATAAATTCTACAAAATTAAAATAATTACTATTTAAATTACCATCTTTTATAAACGCGTGGGACAAAGCATGTCTTCTTTGATTTTTTTTAAACGGATCAGTAACGTCTGGTATGTAAAACCATGGAAAGTCATTACTTAATAAAATATTATTAATTTTTTTCTGTTCTTTAATAGGTATAATATTGTCAAATATTTTAATTTTTTCTCCTACCATAATTTTATGTATTATCCATTATTAAATTATCTACAGCTTGTATATTCCAGTGTATAAATCTAAAAGGTTCTTTTCCATAATCCACTGCAAACTCGTGTTCTAAATACCCTGGAAATATAACCAATGTTCCTGGTTTAGGTTTTATAAAAAATTGATCATGACCATTCCACACTCCTTTGATATCTGGTTTCATTTTTAATTTAGTAGCTCTAGCTCCTGTTCGCGGTTCGTGAAAAACAGGGTATGATGTTTTATCACTAGACTTTAAAAAATAAAAACCTGACACATGTTGATTCCAATGCACGTGTGCTGAATGATGACCTCCACCTTTTTTAGCAAACTCTTGAACCCATAAATCAGTAAACATCATTTGATATTGACTCATGTCATAACCCATGTAATCTAAATATTCATAAGATTTTTGACCAACATATTTTCTAAAATCTAAAAAATTATTTTCTTTTATCAAAGACGAGGAATGAAAAGATCTTCCAAAGTCTCCATGTTTTTTTATATGATCTTTAGATTCTTTAGAAGATCGGGCTTTTTTAATATGTATATTAGAAGCCTTGTTTAAAGAATCAAGAAACTCTGGTTTGTGTTCAGTCCAAATAGGTGTGCTAAAAAAATGTTCTATATTCATTATTTAAAAGGATCTCCTATATTCCATAATACTAAACTATATCTACAACCTTTGGTAACAGGTTTTACTCTGTGCCACACAAAAGATGGAAAAACAATAATAGAACCTTTGGGTAATATTTCTTTTGCTTTCATCACATGTTTAGCTTCGTTTCTCATTGGTGGATCATAGTCTCTACTGTCAAACTCTAATTCTCCACCTTTATATTCTGAACCATCAGTTAACTGACAAGTCATAGATAATTTTCTAATTTTATTATGTTGAAATGTATTAGGTTTATTATAAGGTTCTTTCCAAGAATCACAATGCCAGTCATAATGTTGATTTAATTTATATTTTGTAAATTGAATATCTTCAGATCTTTCCCATTGAAAATTCCATCCTGCATTTTTATTAGCAATGTGAATGTAGGGAAAAATTTCTTTGTATATCCAAGTTTCATCTAACCAAACTATATCAGAATTTCTTTTATATTTTAAATTTTTTATTTCTTTTTTATTTAATTTTTTATTTTCAACATGTCCTGTTATAGCTATCTGTTCTTGTTTTTGTAAACCATATTCAATAACGTCATCACAAAACTTAATAGGTAATGCAGCAGTAAAATACCAATAAAAATTTTTTAAATTCATATAAATCTTGGTCCTGTTAAAAACATGGTTAAACTTTCTCTTGTACCCTTTTTAACAGGGTTTACTTTATGTAATAAATGAGATCTTAAAAGAATAACATCTCCTGGTTCTATAAAATCAGAAATAAGACTAGGTATCTCACTTCTTAATAAAAAAAATTCACCACCAGTATATTGTTTAGTTGAAATATTTATTAATAAAGTTAATTTAATATCGTGTGATGGTGAGGTTGCGCCATCACTATGAAAACTATATTCACCACCTTTATTATAAATATTATAGTTTAATAAAGGATTTCTTATTTCAAATAAGTTATACCCAAAGTTATGTTGATTTATATCAAGAACATTATCTATTAATTTTTCTATTTTATCTTTGATATTTTTATAAAAAACCCAATAAACTTTAGAGGTTTTAATCGAATTACCTGCTTTAGGATCTTGTCCTACAACTTTTTCAGTTAATTTATATTTGTTTATTGATTTATTTAAATCTAAAACTTCTTTTTTATTAAAGAAGTTTTTCCAATACCAGTAATCAGGAACAGTATATTTATTCATTTTTTAAGCAGTATATAAGTCGTAGTTAATACGTAGTTTAATTCTTCTCTTTGATTATTTTTTAAATAATAAGTACATGTTGAAGGAAACATTATGAATTTATTGTCTGTAAGTTCTATATTCCAACTTCTTCCTTTTTTTCTATTATCATCATAATATATTGTAACAACACAATCGTCTGTTTTTAATCCGTATAATAATGTAAAGTCTGGTGAATTATAAAGATCTATGGGATTAACGTTAAGTAAAGGAATTGTTTGTTCATTTGGTTTGTAGGTATTTGTCCAAGTGTCTTTATTTATTAAAGCTAAATCGTATTTTATGTTTATGTGTTCTGTTATATATGTGGTTAACTTATCCCACTCTCTACTAAATTTTA